CTTGTAACGCCACTTACCATCGCAGCAGATGTTCCCCAATCCATTTCAATCGCAGCAACATTCAACGGAATAGCAGACGAAAACGTAACAACTCCTGTTCCTGTGTTATAAGTCCATTGATTTGAAAGTTGACCAATACCATCAAATGAAATCGTCAAACTTAACGCACTCGCTGGGATAGGCGTATTCGTAATCGTTAATGTCGTCGTGGTTCCCGGTGTAAAGCCACCCCCGGAAGCCGTGAATAATTGCTTATTAGGAGAAATTGCTGTTGAAGCGCCCCAACGAAGCCCCGTGGTTTGCGTACTATCGGCATAAATCGTCTGACCATCGGTTCCCACCCCAAGACGGGCATTTACGGTTGAAAAAGTATAAATGTCCCCTTTAGTGGTAAGGGGAGAAGATCCGCCTGTGCCATTGGCTGCTAATGTAATTCTTCCCTTTGCATCGACAGTGATGTTGGCGTTTGTATATGATCCTGGAGTAACAGCCGTATTGGTAAGTGTAGCCGTCGCCGAACCCGGTCCCGATGCAATGACATCCCCGGTTAATGCCGTAATATAATTCCCGGTTGCTTGCTTGCCATTGAGCTGCGTTTGAATACTGGAAGTCGCATCCAGAAATCCTAAAGTGGTCGTAGTGACGCTGCTTGAAACGATATTCTTGGAAGCATCGAAGACGGCAACAGTGGAAGCCGTGGCATAACTGCCATTGATCGATGCATCAAACCGGGCCGATCCCAATGCCCATAAAGAATAATTATTAGATCCGATTGATCCGGGCGTTTCGATATAAAGATTGGCGCTGTTCGTAGGAATAACGGTGCCAGCCGTGAATGAAGGCGCCTTAATGACCTGGTTGGCAACCAGAGGCGTGGTACCGGAGGCAGCCCCGACAATAGCAGCCGAACCGATAATTAAATTAGCATACCCGAACCCAGCCGAAAGCGTTGACCCCGCAATTCCTTTCATATAGCCGCGATAGGCAACCGTTGTTGCGCCTGCAAAAGTCAGCCCCGTATCCGTGGTCGTACTGATACCCGTTCCGGCCGTTCCACCTGAAACTGCGAAGTTCGAGGCATTAAGGGTAGTACTGGTCTGTAATCCTGCGGTTAAACTTTGCAATCCCGTCCAGGTGTTTGCATGTCCCACGTTCAAGGAAGCCACCACAGCCCCCGTAGTGGGCGTGATTGTCAGGCTGCTATCTGCATTGCTAACCGAGGTAACACCGCCTCCAGAGCCCGAAGAAATCGCCGTAATAAGGCCCTTAGCATTTACCATGACGGTTGCATTTGTAAAACTGCCAACATTCGAATTGACTGTTGCCAGCGTTATGTCTCCGGTTCCCGTATTGATTGTGGCATCTCCGGAGGCCGTAAAACCACCGAACGCACCGGCATTATTGTACTGGATTTGACCGTTTGTGCCGCCTGGACTTCCGCTGCCGCCGCCAGTCGAATTAATTACATAGGGACTGGCTTTTGTTCCCGATCCCGTAATGGTGACGTTTGTACCCTGTTGGATCAATCCCGTAATATTAGTGGCGCCTATATTGCGTTGCAGCAGAGAGCCGAACGCACCGGCTTTCTTGCTTAAATCCGCAATAAAATCTTTCTCTTTGCCTCGGTTTCCCAGATCAATCCATATCTGAAAAGCGGATTTACCTTCACCACCAACATCCCCTTTAGGTCCAGCCTCACCATCTTTACCATCTTTTCCGGGCTGCCCGTCAATGCCGTCACGGCCATCCTTGCCATCTCGGCCGTCTATACCGTCTTCTCCTTTGATGCCGGGCACACCGGGAATGCCATCAACGCCATCCTTACCGTCACGGCCATCTATACCGTCTTTCCCTTTCAGAATGCCGGATTCAATGACTTCGGTAATTTCATGATCAATCACGCCACCGATTGCATGACCAATGATGCGTCCAATGTCGCTTTCATAACCGGATTCCTTACCCAGGAAACCTTGATCGCCTTTCGGACCCATCGGACCTTGAGGACCGCGATCGCCTTTTACTTTCAAGCTGTCTAAAAAATCTTCTTCTGTTCCAATATTACCTTGGTTCAGCCAGACTTCATATGCTGATAACCCTTCCATTAGGCATTCACATGAACTTGGGTCGCAGGAGCTTTAAGCGCCTGTTCAGTCTCTGCAGATGTTTTTTTGGCAGTCTCCAATGTACTGACGGTTTGAGCATGGGTAAGAGGTACTTTAGACTGAATTAATTGATTATTGACAAGCGTCTGCTGCGCCCGGGCTTCGGAATACTTGGCATCTGCCAGTTTCTTGGCAATATCGGCCTGATTTTGTTGGCCTTCCAATTCCTGAATACGAGCTTGCATTTGTTGGACCATTGCCGGATCAATGGGCGGTTGCTGCGGTTGCAGCGTTTGGGAAAGACGATTCCGCACATCACTGTCAAGCGGCAACATACCGAGCGATTCCGCATAGAAGGCTTGAGCAGCCGTCGGATTGAATTGAATAAGTTTGTCGCCATACGTTCCCAGGATGGACGCGGTTTGCTGACGATCTTCTGGCGTTAAGGGAGATTCCTGAATGGAAACATCATATTGAGGGGCGAACATGTCATCCGACACTTGGATGAAAATATCCTTGTTCAGCTCTCCGGTGATTTTTACCCATTGTCCGTTGTTATTCTGCACCCAGACGCGGATCAAATCAGCACATAATCGTGCATCTTCTTTCTGATAAAGGGAAATAGAGTCGAAATACCGTGCCATTTTGGAAATGACCTGGCGAATACGACGCTTGAACAGAATACCCGATTGATCGTCGCTATCCGTTTGCCCCAGCATTGAGGGGTCAACACCGGCCGCCGCAATCGCACTATCCGAAAGAGTAATGATGTTTTCAAGACCCGTCGGAACAGCACCTTGGGCTTTTTGTTGAATCTTCTGACCTGAAATCGCGCCTGATGCAACTTTAATGACCGCATCGGTCTTAGCCCATTTATTCGAGAAGTCGGCAATATCTTCAACCGCATCTTCTTCCACCATCACGCCGCCTTTGGAATTAGCGGCAATCGTGAACATCAATTCCGTGAGGGCTTTATTATAATATTTTTGAGGTTCCATCATGGAATTGATCATACCAATCCAGAACTTGCCCGTATCATTATAAACGCCGGTCTTGAACTTGATGGAGAAACCCTGCTGGCAAATGGATTTAAAACAATTAAAGACATGTTCACCGGAAATCACGGCTGTATAATAACACTCCCGGATGAAACCGGTTGTTTTCATCATATCCCCGAATTCCTTGATCAGGATTTTCCGGGTTTTGTCATCAAAAATCAGTTCTTCTGCTTTTGGATCAAAATCAAACATATCGCCCGATTCAATACCATCGGGATAATACTGCTCAATATCGCTTTGAATGACATCCAGGCGCGCCTTAATGAACATGGCATCCAACGGATCCGTGACCGTATATAATGGATTAGGCGCACGGTAGAAGGTCTCATATTCCATCCATTGATGATTATATACCCGCACCATGTCCTGTTCTTTGGAAATCCATTCAACACTGTCCAGCAGTTTGATCTTGTCATATAATCCACCCCACGGATTATAAACATAACCAGCATCCCCTGAATCCGTATCCGATACTTGTTCGAAATCATCTGCAGAACTGCCTTGGAAAAGCTCCAGCGCATCCTGCAACTCGAAATCTTCATAGTAATACGCCCATTTGGCATCCAATAGATTCTTGCCCCGGGCAGCCGGATCCCAACCTATTTTCATCGGATCAAGTTTCATCTTAACGATAGAACCATTAGGATCTTTGGTCGAATTCCCCACAATATAGGATAAATCAGTCTCAATCGCCCCGTAACCAAGCGTGAACATGTCGGCGTCTTGGTCGGTTTCCAACTGATCGGAATTGGTTTTCTCTCTATGATAATCATAAAGAGCGTTCATGTTCTTGGAATAGATTTCTTGGGGCTGAGACTGGCCATTGAACGGATAAGCGGTATATTTGGCCTGGCGCCGGTTTTGTGCCGCAAATCCCACAACGGCATCCACATTCGCCTGTACTTTATTGAAATTCACCAATGCCCGTTTGCGCCGCCCGGAATCGTCCTCAAACTGGATACGGTCTTGATAGGTCATCATGTCGCCATTATAAAATGACTGGCAAGCAATGGTATTATCATATTGAACGGACAAGCCGCGTTTGGAAATATTGCGTTGTTTCTTGCAAAGTTTGGCGATTTCGCTATCTGATTTCACATGTCCACCCAGTCATTATATCCTTTATCGACAGGCCGCATGGCATTCTGCACCATATTTAATTTCGGACGTGGAAAGACCATGCCCAATTCAACATCGTAAATACGACTCAGAGCATCTAACATGTCATCATAACTAGAACGGGGAAACGTGGCCATTTCTGATGTCAGAATTTCCTGTATCAAATCAAATTTGCGGCCCTCGCCATCAACATATAACATACTATGTGGAAAATACCAACGCCCATTTTGCATGTCGGGAATCAGACGCCGGATGCGTTCTTCTTTTCCCATCTGGCCCCCTAGTTCGATCAACGGGAAATTATAAGCATCCTGTTTCTTCTTATCTTTTATGTAATGTGTATCCGTCATCATGCCATATTTCTCATAACCAACCTTAGGCGGCTTACCACATAATTCATTCCATTTGCGATGCAATACAAATAACATATTAATGCGATCAGTCGGATTCAGGCGATCTCGTATTACGTCTAATAAATAATAGTTATTATCCGGCGCCAGACCGATCACCATCATGGCGGTCCAGTCAGATAGTTTCTTCTTTTTCTTATTCAGCTCTTCCCCGCCGGCAGGATCGACCAAGATAACGACATTCATCTCTTTGGGCTTGATGCCGCCTTGAGGATAATATTGCAGCCAGTGTTCTCGGAATTCCCCGCCACCGATGGGCACTGGTTCCTGAAGATATTGTCCGGCATAGTTGTATTCCTTCAATCTTTCACGGGCAGTATCCAGGACTTCACGGGTGAAACGCTGAGGAAATAACAATTCACCCTCTTTTAATTCCCATTGCTTATCCTTTAATTTGATCGTGTGTATTTTCCCTTTGGCCTCTGCCGGCAACTTGAGGTGATACCATCCCTGGTCTTTCAGTAAATTTCCTGTGGGATCGTCATCATGCAGCCTTTGCATATTAAGTATGAAACGGCCTTTACGGGGATCATTGAAACGGGAAAACAACGTGCCGCGAATTGTCTCGTTTGTATTTTCCCGTACATACATGGAAAGAGCTTCATCCGGAGAAATAGGATCATCACAAATTTGAATGTCACATCCAACGCCTGTTACGTTTGACATAGCAGAAGAATAATATTGCCCCATTTTTGTCGTCTCAAAATAATATTGCCGGTCCAGTTCCTTGGATATCTCCACGCCCGGAAAGCATTGCTTGTACCATTCCGACTTCATCAGCATCCGTGATTTACGTGTCATTGTTTCTGCAAGCGAAGATTTAAAAGACGTAAGCATAAATCGAATAGCAGGATTCTTACCCATGGCCCAGGCCGGAAAAGCGACAGAAGTTGTATGCGTCTTTAAGGATCGGGGCGGCATATTGATGATAAGATACTGGATTTCACCATTCCAGACGGCTGTCAGATGTTCGGCAATACAACCAATATGCCAGTTATATTCAAAATCTGTAGAAGGCTCTAATACATTAAAAGACTTGCATGTAAAGGCATCCAAGTTCTCACGGCAGAGGGCGTTTAAGAATTCATGGTCCTTGATCATTTTTTCTTTTGAAATTCTACTATATTATTATAATTTTTGCTTTTGCTTGTTTCTTCATTTTCTCTAAGAACGCTCAATTCACAGCCAAGATATTGGTTTTCTCTTTGAAGTTTAATTATCTGCTTTTCCATGAATTCTCTTTCTTCTATAAACTGATCAATTTGATCAATCCAGTAAGAAGCATATTTCCGGGGATACTTTCCAACAAAGTAATGAATGATATATTTAATCATGGGTATCTTCCAAGAATCCTTTTTCGAAAACGCAATTTGATAACTCCCCACGATATATAAGCTTGTTCTTTTTTTGACCAGAAAAATAGTCGGGGTTTTTTATCTAAGAATGTTCTATTCAAATATATTAAACCGTATTTCATGACATTACTTTGACAGCACAGATATATTTAATCATGGGTATCTTCCAAATATGTCACCAATCATTTTTACTCCTCTATCATTTGGAGGATTATCTAATACCATTTCCACCAATAAATTAGCGTGTTTTATAATAATGCCATATTCATGATGGGTTAGTTTGCATTTTAATTTCATTAAATCGTCGGCATTAGGTTGATGAACATTTTTACAAATGGTTGCTAACCCCTTAATACTCATGACATCACCTTGACAGCACATCCGACAATATGATGATGGCCCTGAAAAATAGATCCGCTATCTTCTTTGATAGCGAATTTCATATGCCAA